ATTAAGCCAAACAACAAGGATATTCGTGAGGGCTTATTTAATGCTTTGCAGAAGTCATTGGATTCAACCAACAAGACTGTTAAGTTGAAGAAGAGGATTGATATTAACCAAAATACATTCAGAGTTGAATGTGAAGGGGATAATCAATTGGCATTGGTATTTGACATCTTGTTAAATGGTTATTATGAATATGTTGAAAAGCTTTATTGGGCTTCAAATTCAAATGGTGGTGATTTTAAAAATAGCCCAGATTATATTCTAGTTGTTGCCAAGGATAAAGTTGAGCCAAATAATAGGAAAGTTGGAATCTATCATAAAGATGTTTCAGAGGTCACGAATGGAAACAAATATAGCACAAAGAACGATGCTAGCATATTCAATCCATCATTCTTGAAATCACTTTATAAGAGATATAAGAATAATTTCAAAGAAGCAATAAATGAAATTCCACAATTTGATAATATGGATATATTTGAAGATATTAAAGTTAAGGATTGTAATGAATTGATGAATGGTGGTGATACAGTTAATCCAAGCAATGTAATTAGTTCAAACGCAAAAATTAAAATAGATGGTTGGGATGTTGGAAAGGCAATTGCTTGGGCTGAGAGTCATGCGCCTAAATGTGAAAAAGTATATTGCGGAAAGGGTAAGTGTGCAACATATGTTGAAAATGCGATAGCTGGATGTGAAGAAGGCGGTAAAAGCACTACTGGGCTTAGACGTGTTTCAACTAGTGAGGTGTATACTAAATCGCCAGGAAATATTTGCGCAACAAATCTTTGGTATGATGGTATTCTTGAAAATATTGACAAAGATGGAAATGGATTTAAGAAAATTTATGTTGGTAATTGTACTAAAGATGATAGAGAAGCACACATAAAACTACAAGCTGGTGATGTTGCTATCATTGGTCGTGATGCTAAAAAAGAAGGTGGAAAATATCATGCTTGCATATGGTCTGGTTCTCAATGGATTTCAGATTATCAACAAGGTAAAAAAATGTCGCCGTATGGAAGTAAAGAATATTATCCAAATGGAATATTACCTTATGCAATATTCAGATACCATAATAAAGAAGGAATTCCTTATGCTTAAAATTTGTTTTTTTAACATTTTTTATATATCTTTGCATAAAATTAAAAAATATAGTTATGATACTTGGATATATTGTTTATGAGAGAAAGATTAAGAATATTGATGGTTTTGTGGTTCAAGTCGATGACATATCATTGGCTGATGCCACAAAACCTATTCTTATTGTTGGTTGGCAGAATGCGAAGAAAGACCCAAGATATAGGTCAATCTTGGATAAACAGCTTGATGAAAATGTGTTCTGGACGTTCAGCAAGACAGAGAGCCGTGCTGATTTTGAAGAGGACCTAAAACTATATTATAATTTTATATATAATAATATATTAAATAATATAATATATAATAATATTAATATATTTAAATTAAAATATAATAAAATAAAGAAATTATTTAATATAATAAAAAATAAAAATATTTATTTAAGTAATAATATGTTATATATTCCGCACGAGGGAAGAGTTCTAGGACTTTCAATTTCAATATTGGAATATTGTGGAATAAAGAAAGAGAAGATACTTGAAAAAATTAAGAAACTTAATTCAAATATTTTTGAAGATGATTCCAAGTTCATTTTCAAGTTATCAAAACAGCTAGGGAATAAGAAATACGCCATACCGTATTTCATATCAAGTTAATTGGAAAAAATACAAAATGGAAAACAACAAGGGAACAATCATAGGAACATTCGTTAAGAAGAACAAAATTCTATCATTCTTGGAGAATATCAATAATGATTTTAACATAAAGCTTGATAAGGTCTTTATATATTCAATCGATACCAATTTCAGAGAATATCTTGTGACATTCAAAACCTTTGATAAGGAGAAGTTCATTAAGAACCTCCCAAATGCAACTGTTATGCATGTCAAGAATGGTTGCCTATTTTCCATTAATGCATTGAATAAGTTGATTGATAGGGAAAAGATGTATTACGAGACCCCAAACAATGAAGTAGTTGTTGATTGGGATAAGTATAAAGATAAACTTATCATTGTCACCAATGGAGAGCTTTCCATCTCAAACCTTACCAAAATAGAGGATAAATCAACATTTTTCAAGTAATGAGATATTTATAGTAAAATAATAAAGAGTATGGCAAGATTTATAACAAAACGCATCAACAGTATGAAACCTCAAAAGAGGAATGAGGTTGTTGTGGAAAATAACAATATTAATGAGCGAGTTATGACAACAAGTGAGAAAATTGCAATGGCACAGAATGTGTTAAATGGCGAAGAGGTGTCAGCACCAGTAAAGAGAGTTAAGAAGGATAAGGGACTCATTGAGAGAACTGAGAGTTCTAAGACAATTTTGACTGAAGATAATAAAGAGCTTTTGAACGATTAATATATAACGATGGCTACCAACATTAAGTATTTAAAGGAAAATAACCTATACGAGGCACATAAACATTTTATGCGTCTCAGTGAGACATATATACCAACGATGTATCCAGAGGATGAAATAGAAGAAGCTGGAGATGACCAAGACCCTAATGCAATGGGTGGTGGTCAAGACCCTATGGGCGGTGGAGACCCTAATGCTATGGGTGGTCAAGACCCAATGGGTGGTGGTGGAATGCCTCAAGACCCAAATGCTATGGGTGGAGACCTTAATGCAATGGGAGGACAAGACCCAATGGCAGGAGGAGACCCAAATGCTATGGGTGGTCAAGACCCAATGGGTGGAGACACAAATGCAGCACAAGACCCAATGGCTGACCCTATGGGTGGTGATATGGGTGGTGAAGACCCACTTGCTGATGCTGATAATGAGCAAGAGGATGGAAGTACCATTGACATTGATGGATTAACCAAGGCTGAGGATAAACTTAATGTTAAGCAAAATCGTATTGGTAGAGACATCTCAAAGGTCGATGATAGAATAACTTCATTGATTGATTCAATCAGCAATCTATTGTCAAAGGTTGACAGTAACAATCAAGAGATTGAGGCATTAAAGGCTGAGTTTGAGAAGAGGAATCCAACCCAGACTGAGAAGTTGAATCTTCGTTCATTGGATTCATATCCTTTCAATGTTAAGCCAAATGAATATTGGGCTGAGAAGGCAAAGGAAGGTGGATATGAGGCATATGCTGACAATGCAGAGCCAACAACCAAGGAATATACTATTACCAATGATGATGTGGATAACCCAAGTGATGACATCGCAAAGACATTCTTTAAGATTGATGACGATGATGTCCAAACGCTTGATAAATTGTTCAATTTCTAAAATATGAAAAAGGTTAAGTTAAGTGAGGAGTCATATAACAAGCTTAAGGATAAGCTTATAAGTGAGATAAGTTATAATACTGTCAATAATGCAGATAATGCACATTACGAGATATTCTATGATTTATATGACACGTTTAAGGATTTCTATGATAATGTAAAGTATAATGCTGATACAAGCAATCCTTATATTGTTAAGATTAAGCAGTATGCTGATGCAATAGATGCAATATTGGACAGAAAAGTTAAACAAGGTAGAGTATTTGGTGATGAATTAAATAAATTTGACCACGAGAAATTCTATGCTGATAGAGAGAGACCTGAATCAGAGGAAGATTATGAGAATCTTGATTTAAGGTATCTCCAGCAGAAGTATCCAAAAGACACTTAAAGGAGGAATAAATATGGGAGAAGGATGGAAGGAGATTGGTATTAAAGACAAAATGCAGATTATCAATGGAACAGCTTGTGTGTTTGGTGCTATTATTCTGTATTTTCTAGGATTTTTGGTGTTGTTTGTTGGTAACTTCCAATTTGTATCTGGCTGTACAACACTTCTTGCTACAGGTCTAGCATTCTTTGGAATTACATCATACGTTAAGAATCAGATGGTTGACTTTGAAGTCAAAATGAATAGACAAATGAAACGCTTGGAAGAAAGCGAAAAGAAAAGGAAATAACGTTTTTTGCAGGTTTACGTTAAAAACCTGCATTTTTTCTTGTTTTTTTCAATTTTTTTATATATCTTTGCAATATGAACTTTAAGTATGCAAGAGGCATACATTTAAAATAATTTTTTAACAACAATTTAATTTATGGCTAACAAAAATTTTAGCGTTAACATCGATGATGACGCAGTAAAAAATCAGTACGAACAAGAGCAAAAAGAACCAACAGCAAAGAAAACTAAGTTTGACACAAAGAATTATTTACAAGCAAGACTTAGTGACAAAGAAAACACAAAGACATTAACCATTAGGCTATTACCGTTCTCCCCAGAGGGTGGTAGTCCATTTAAGAAAGTTTTTATGCATACCGTAAAGGTTAATAAGGAGGTTTCACCTAGTGGGTGGAAGACTTTTGTATGCCCAACACACAACAAGAAAGATGGTAGTGTGATGGGTGATAATTGTCCTTTCTGTGAGACATCAGCAAAGGCACGTGAACTTAAGTCAAAGTCCCTTGATGAACCAACAAAGAAGAAATACGGTGACGTTGAATTCCTTAACCGTGTTAAGGAAATGTGGATTGTGCGCTGCATTGAGCGTGACCACGAGGAAGATGGAGTTAAGTTTTGGCTCTTCAATAGTTCAAAGAAAAAGGATGGAGTCTATGACAAGATTTATAACCTTGCAAAGATTCGTTCAGAGGCAGCAGCAAAGAAGGGAAATACTTATAGCATTTTCGACCTTAATAATGGTCTTGACCTCATTATTACATTGACAAGAACCTCAGATAACAAGACAGCAATTCAGATTATTGACGCTGGCATTCCTTCACCACTTTCAGATGACTTTGAACTTGGTGAGAAGTGGATTCATGACAATAAACAATGGGATGAGGTTTATACAGTGAAGCCTTATGAATATATGGAGATTATCGCAATGGGTGGTGTTCCAGTATTTAGCAAGGAGGATAATAAGTACGTTGACAAAGAAGAGCTTGATAAGATTAAAGAAGAGGCTGAGAAACAGAGAATTGATGAAGCTCTAACAGAACCAACAAAGGATTTCTCTGATATTGCAGAATCTAGCGGTGTAAACATAATCGATGGTAATGATGTCAAAGATGATGACGATGAAGACTTACCATTTTAAAATCTGAGGAAAGTGTTATGAAATATTCTTATTATTTTAAAAGTGATAGTGGTGACTCAATGCACATAATATCGGAGAACCACTATAAGACAGCAGCAGAATTCATGAAGAATGAATTTCAAGGAGAATATGAAGCATGGAAAGATGAAGAGTACGAGGATGACGAGATTCCTTATGCTGAATTTTCATGCAAAGAAATTAAGTAGACAATGTTTTAAATCAATATGGCAAAATTAAGGTTTTGGTACGGTTCAATGTCTTCAGGAAAATCTCTTAATCTGCTTTCAACTGCTTACAATTTAGAAGAGAATGGTATTCAAATCATGGTACTCAAGCCATCCCTAGACACTAGGGATGGTGAGGGTGTCATTCGTTCTAGAGCTGGTCTTGAACGCAAATGTGTTATGATTGATGAAGATGTTAATTTGTATAAGGCAATCAAGGCATATAGGAATGT